TTGATGGTCTTGCCGCTGTTTCAACAAACCACTCATTGATACCTAAATTAGAAGGGAATCTCAAAATAAATCTATTCTGACGCTTCGGTTCGTACGGTATCGGCATTTTCATTAGTAAATCCGCCATATATTAAAATTTTTTGTTTCTTTGTTTATATTCCTATAAATATAGGGTGTTGAAAAATATTTCTATTTACTTTGTTTTTGAAACATTTATTTATTTTCTTAATTCCTTTTTGCCTTTACCAGTAAAGTAAGATTTAACTATATTATCTGGTTTATCTTTATAATGTTTATACATTTTTTCTAAATTCTTTAAGTCATCATCTGAAAAACCAATTGTTGGTTTTTTTGGTATGAATGCATTTCTTACGTCATTTTTTAAAAAGGCTTTCTTATTCAGTTGGTGTGATAGGTCTTTCACATAAGTTACAAATTCATCCATAGCCATAACCTTTAACTCCTCGGGACTTTGTGCCCCTGATTCACTTGCAAAGGATACTGGATAATATCTGTTCATATCTAAGTATGACTGAATAAGTTCTTCATCAGACATCATTTCTTCATCAGTAAAATTTCTATATTTTCTTAAATTCTTAATTAATTGTTCTTTATCTATACCCCCAAAACCGTCAACAATATAATTGTAAACCGCTTCTCTCAGAACCTTTGGATTGTGACCTCTAGCGGTGATTATGGAAAAAATGGAACCGTTTTCCACCGCTTCTTTAAAATCTTGGAAAGCCGGTCCTTGTTTTGCTTTCATTGCATCTCTAAGGAATTGAGTATCTCCAGGTCCTCTGAAATTTCTGAATGGGTCATTTCCAAAATTAACAATAGTTTCTCCTTTGTATTCGAATGGTTCTTTACCCACCTTCTCTCTAAAATGAGCAAAATCATCAGTTGACATACCTACTTCTTCCCCCTCATCGTTTTTTAACATAATCTTTGTGGGCATATGAACTATGTTGTCATCCCAATCAAACGCGTAATACTTCATATCGGGAGTACTTTCATCAACAAAACCTTCAGTAATATTTCTCATAATTTATTGGCTAAAAAAAAGGGGGGAGAAACCCCCCTTCTTGTTACTATATATTTTCGAACGATGCACCTGTAGGTGTGATAAAGAATTCAATATCAATAAATTCAAGTGCTTTCGTTGGTTTAAGGTAAATTTTACCTGTAAGTGTGTTTCTATCTAAATCCTCAGGAGAAGAGGAAACTGTTACTCTGAAATCGTATAGACCTCTGTCTCTTCTGATACCATCTAAAATTGGGTTAACAGAATCTAAGAACTGTTGTCTTACGATTTGGTCGTTCTGTTCAAACAACAATCTAACAGCAACCGCAGAAATCAACTTACGAGCTTGTAACAACAATCTTCTAACATTCAATCTGTTAAGTGCTGTGTCAGCAATCTGAAGAGTTTTGTTACCCCAAATTACAGTTCCAACATCTGAGAAAGTTGCGATTGGGTTGATTCTACCTTGATAAAGTGTGTCTCTATCTTCTTGAGTTAGTTTCTGCCTAGCTTTGATTGAATTAACAAGACCTCTTGTGTAACCCGCCGAAGCGAACCATGGGAAAGCAATGTTATCTGTCAAAGCCAAGTTTCTACAAACCTCACCTGTTGGTGGTAAGTAGATTTGTGTGTTATTAACAGTATCTCTTGTTAAAATCCAAGGATAGTAAGTTGCGGTGTAGTTAGAATCAATTCCTGTATTATCCAAATTATCTACCGCTTCTTGAGAATAAATCACATCGAATTGATTAGATGAATCAGGAGTGTACATCTGATAGTCAGGAGTTGTAACAATATAAACCGAATCCGCCCTTTGGTACTGTATCATATCGATAGCTTCTTCACAAAGATTGGAGTTGTTTACATAATCAATACTACCGGTTGCAAAAACATTTATATTTGTTGCCTCAGGATTTTGATAAGTCAAAATACCAAGTAAGTAAGCGTAATAGTCAGTATTTGCAAAATCAGTTGTATTATTTTGTACAGTGATTCTCTTGAATAGACCTTCACCAGTTGCCGTAGGGTATCTTGAAGAAGGTGAAGCACCTGCTAGATAACCAGATGCACCTAATTGGAATCTATCTTGGTTAGTTCTGAACTCTCTATATATATCCCAACCATCAAATCCACCTGCAAAACATACTGTATATTTTCTTGAGTAAATGAAATAATATGGATTTTCTTGAGTTTCAGGGTCTGCTCTGAATTCTGCAGAACCACATTCGAAAGCTGTTTGACCTGAAGTTAAAGATGAATTTGATATTGTTACAACAGTCGCACCTGAGTCCATATGGAATCCTTTACTTAAGTAATTCCACTTTTGTCCTTCAACCTCTGTTGCACTTAACACCCAACTTGAAGGGGTTTGTCTTCCTTTGTAACTTAAGAAAGATTCATCAATTCCAAATTGAGATGAAAAACCTAAATAACTTCTTCTAATTATATCTCCGCTTGATTCAACCGTATTCGAACCGCCTGCGGCAGCACCGAAAGGAGGGTTTGCAATAGTTTCACCAGGATAATAATACTTAGTTTTATATTTTATCATCGGAGAAGGATTAAGAACATTTGCATACTCTCTTTGAGTGTATCCGTAGAATCCACAAGGAAGAGCATCTATCGGTGCTCCGTCCGCCATCTCAACCATGATATATTTTGAAATTAATGCATATTCACCGTTTGAAGAACCTATCTTCTTTGCAACGAAATTGTTAGAAGCCGGGTCCATATTACAGTTAGTGAACTTTTCAATTACTACAGGATTAGCATCTGTATCAAAGAAATTTCTAACTAAAACATCAAATGTCATATTATTGAAAGACAAGTTTGCAATTGAAACTTTAACTTCAACGTTTGCAGAATCTCCGTCTGATATTGAAATAAATTTGAAAAGATTATAAACCTTATTACCTCTTAATTCAGAAACTAAGAACGGTGTTTCAGGTGCTTGATATCTTTGTACATTATATGCAATTGAACTCGAATCTTGAGAACGAGCTCCTGGTAAAGCGATTAATTCACAACTAACACCACGGATAAGACCTTGATTATATGCCTCATTCAGTGAAGTTGCGTAGATTTCCTCAACAAACAAAGGTACTTCATTTCTTGATTTACCAAAATTATCAACACCTAATACTTTGGTTATGAATTTAGATGAGGATGCCAAAAGATTTACTTCAAATGAGAAGGTATCTGAATCTTTGGTAACACCTGAAAGTAAGAAAGTACCATAAGGGTTATTTGTAACACCAGAATATTGTTCAGTACAAACGAGTGTAACCCCTGTTGTTGCACTTACTTCATAAACTGGTCCGTGATTTACACTTGTTGAACTGTTCGTAAATAAAGAGATACCTCTTGAACGAAGAGTTGCTACAACCATGTTGTTAAACTCAGGGTAAGCAGTACCTGAGAAAGTATATGAAGCACCTGAAATAGTCCCTGAAAAGGATTCAGAGGCCCCTGTTGAAAAGTTTGATACTACAAAGAAAAATGAATAACCTGAATAACTGTTATCATTATAATTTGTGAAGTTTGCGTAATACCAAGAATCGTTGTCTCCTGCTGATAAATCATTGTAAGCCAAGTTTGTGTTATCTACACTATATGGATTAGTAACCGCACTGTAAGTTAACTCTACCGCTAAAGCGTCTGCGTTTGGTATTGCACCGAAAATATTAACGGTAACTGCAGAAGAAGATGGTGTATCATATACACTTTGAATATAAGCATTAATCTGTGATTGAAGTGTTGATGTACTTCCGTCGGACAATCTATATTGTGTGTTCAATGCTGATTGAACAGGTAAAGGTAAATCTGTCGGGTCAATAAATGAAGTTGTATTACCTGAAGACGAACCACTGAAGTCCGCAGTAAAGCTAGCTCCTGCCGATGGATTTAAACCAATTGTAAGTGGGTCTACATTAGATGTAACCTTGATACTCCAAGAAGGACCTGCATCATATCCCGATAATCCCAAAATTCTAGTTACAAACAATTGATTGGATTGTTGTAAATAAGATTTTGCGATATACGCAGCTTCATATTTAGGGATTTGAGTGTTAACAAACTTTGTAGGTTCAGTACCTCCAAAATACGCCTGAAACTCATCGTAATTAGTGATGAAAATAGGTTCAAAAGCTGGACCTTTTAGGGTTTCTCCAACTAAACCTAGAGTAGTTACACCCACACTCTGTGCCACGAATGATAAATCCGTCTCGGATGTATATACACCGGGTGAAACGTAAACTTTTTGATTTGCTTGTGCTGTTGCCATTATTAATTAATTCTTTGCAGATTTATTTTATTCATAAATATTCTTATCTGAATGAAAAAACTTGACTTTTACATATGTATTTGTAAACGGTGAGAATTAATTCTGCCTTTTTTCTACCATGAAAACCAAGAAAGAAATCAAAAACATAAAAATTGACCCTGCAGTACATGATATACTGAAAAAATATTGTGATAAGAGAGGTATAAAAATATATAAATTTTTAGAAAATCTTATCTTGGAAAAATGTAAAGAAAAGAAGGATATCTACGGTGAGGATTAAATTAACTTATTAAGAAATAACAAACTTGCTTCTTTAGTATTATCTTGTTTTGTAATTTCAATCCTTAATTCATCATTAGTTGTAATTTGAATTGTTTGAACATCACTACCATAAAAATCATTATTGATATAAACGTCCCAACCTGAAACGTTGGTCGGTGACAACAAAGTCATATTTGCGGTATATTCAATAAACTCAGAAAGAACTGTATTACCTGTTACAAATAACCAATTCATTTCAAACTCATTCGGATTCGGAGGAGTTTTGTCTCTTTTCTGTTTAAAGGTACTTGTATCCAATTCCATTATTTGAACCATTCTTTGAATTGCGGGTTTAATCTCAAATTCCTCTTCGTCGATGAGGTAACCCAACATAGTAAAATCATAAGATTGAACATAATATTTTCTGGCGTCCATATTCATCTGTGATTCATCTCCAACATTATTCAAAATAATCGGAACATACTGACCCTTGATGAAAGTATAAGCCTGTCTCGATGAAAAAGTTTGCATTACAATTTTATTTAATTGATTCAGCTCTCTCATTCTGTTACAAATAATTTTTACACTGTAATTAATATCTACAGGCACAGGTTGAGGTATTGTATATATATCCATTCCTTGTTCGTTACCATTCCATGTTGGTACCGAAGCGTAATAGAATTGTTTTCTATTTGGTATTGTATACTGTAAAGACGGATTGGTACCATACTTCACTTCAGGTACTCTTACAACAGTCATAAATGGAGGACTTGGGTTATAGTCCAAATCAACAAAAGACCAAGTTTCCAAATATTGAGACCAATTCTGAGTAGTTATAATTCTATCTAGAAGTGGCACTATTTGACCCGCGGTAACAACTTGTAACTCTTCCTTAGTAAAATCTAACATACCTCTATCTAAATCCGCATGAAGAACAGATTTTGGCAAATATGTACCATCTTCATTAATATATTGTAGTAGTTGTTCACGTCTAGCGGACAACTCCTTTTTAGGTACTAATGGTAATGTCTTTTTTATTTGTTTCGGAAACGGCATTATTTACTAAACTTTTCAATCATTTTATCCATTGGATAGAACGTATCTGCATATTTGTCATACCCGCTTCCGAAGAATCTGCCAGAATCAATCATTCTTTTCCAACCATTATATTTTGTAGTGTAATTCCATAAGTCGTCCAAATCAGTCATTTTACCTGTCTTTTTCAAATACCCACCAACCAAACCACCAGTTCTATCTGCACCGTGAGCACAGTGTATTAATGTATTACCTTCAGATAAAATAGGGATTATTTTTCTCAAAGACCCTACATACCCTTCACCTTCTTTATAACCTTCATGAGAACTTATTTTATGAAATTTACAACCCAAACTTTCACAAATTTTTTTCTCGTCGGAAATAGAAAGAGGTTCATGTGAACTTCTATGTTTCGCATCAACCCCATCACCATTCAAACGTATAATATTTTTGATTCCAAATTTTTTGATAACTGCAGGAAGAACTGACCCTTCGATTTGAGCCGACCTAAAATTATTTTTACCGTCAGGAATTGAATGAAAATTATACTTTGTTTTCAAATCCTGAGGTACTTCTACTTCTAAATCTTTATCTTCTAACCCCAATTGGGACTTTAACTTTTCCAAAGATTCGGGACCCAACAAATCTTTCAATTTATCCATCAAAAAATCTGCAAGCCCTTCAGTTATAACAACCGCTTTATCTCCTTGCTCGTTAAAAATAAGTTTCATTATATTCCTTTGAATTCGTTTTCACTCACATAAGTGGCAACCACAGTTCTATAGAACGGTTTGTACCCTCCGTAAGTATGTTTATTATCGGACCTAACATAACCGTCATCACTCACAACATAATATCTTACCCTATCCTCAGTTTCATAATATCCCAAATAATCACCCATGAATATTTCTACACCCATATCTTCTAAAGTTTTTTGGTAGATACTGAATCTCATATTACCAGGTTCCTGTTGTTCCACTCTTGAATTACCCAAAAATTTATTTGTTGGTGCCATAACTTGAACGTATCCCTTGAGTTCAACCGGTGCAAGAAATTGCACACCATCTTCGAGCACTTCCCCATAAACATCATCGGTTTTTGTTTTATACCTATCAATTCGATATAAAATAACCGTGAAGTTCATATCACCTAAAAGCCATTCTTCCCCCATACTTATGTCCAACGCATAATCTTCTCCTCCGAAGAATTTCCCTAATCTTGTTATTGGTACTAAATTTTCTGGCATATTGATAAATACTTTACAGTTGATTATATTTAATCCAAAAATTATGGTAATATATCCACCAACTAAAATAAAACTTCAAAAAAGTAACACTCACGGGATTGGTGTTTTTTGTTCTAAACAAATATCGAGAGGTGAGATTATTGAACAATGTTCATTTTTGGTAATTCAAAATCACAGAAATAAACCACTTCACGTTTTCATTGACCATGCATATGTTTGGCCAAAATCTGTCAATTGGAGAGAATATGTGTTAGTTATGGGATATGGTTCATTTTATAATCATTCTTCTGAACCTAATGTCGATTGGGTAACAAAAGAAAACGAAAATATTTTCGAATATTTTGCAATAAAAGATATCAAAGAAGGAGAAGAACTTTTTATTAATTATGGAATGGAGATAAATTTTCCAATCAAAAAACCGAATGGATAAAATAAGTTTAGAATCCAAAGCACTAATATTGTTGGAGTCCTATGATGGACCTAACAATTATTTGCTTGAACTAAAAAGAAAGTCACAAGTAAATAAAAAGTTTTACCCAACTAGGAGTCAATCTGAATATATAATTAACAACCACGATAAAACCCCTAAGGTTGCCAAAAAGTGGATTATATTAGATTCATACTTTGCTCAAAAATTGGCAGATGACAAACTATACACGAACGTTCCCGAAAAAGTTTGGGTTGAAAAGTTATTAGCAGAAAAAGACAAGGCCTATCATATTTGGGGTAAGGTTTTTGAAACTTTTGGTTACCCAAAGTTTCAATAATAAAAGACAATACAGTAAAAGATGTTGTAATTGATTATGAAAAATATTCAAAAAGACCTCCGTTAACTCATCAGAAAGAAGCCATTCAAAAATTAGTTGAAAATAAAAAATACATCTTGGCAGATGATATGGGTTTGGGAAAAACCACCTCAACAATAATTGCGGCTCTTGAATCTGGTGCAAAAAAAGTTTTAATCATTTGTCCTGCAACACTCAAAATAAATTGGAAGAGAGAGATTGAAAACTATTCTGATAAGTCAATTTATATTTGTGAAGGTAAAAATTTCGAAGGGAACCATGATTTTGTAATAATAAACTATGATATAATAAAGAATTTTCATGACACTAAAAAGAAAGATGATTCGCAAATTCTTAGGGCCAATTTTGATTTGGTGGTTATTGATGAAGCACACTATATCAAAAATGCTCAAGCTCAGAGAACCAAACTCATAAATGATATTGTAAAAAAAGTTGACAGGTTGTGGTTATTAACCGGTACACCAATGACATCAAGACCTATAGATTACTTCAACTTGTTGAGTTTGATTGATTCTCCTGTTGCTAAAAATTGGATGGCTTATGTGATTAGATATTGTTCGGGTTATCAATTTAGAGTTGGTCCAAGAAAAGTTTGGAATGTAATGGGTGCCTCAAATTTAGAAGAATTAAGAGATAGAACATCGAACCTTACCTTGAGAAGATTAAAAGAAGATGTTTTAGATTTACCTGATAAAATTATTACACCCGTATATCTGAGATTAAAATCTAAAGAATACGAAGAGGTTATGGGCGAGTATTATAATTGGTATGAAAAAAACCCTGAAGAATCTAAATCATTGACGGTACAATTTACCAAACTAACCAAGGTTAGGCAAATAATTGCAGACGAAAAAATAAGTCAAACAATTGAATTGGCCGAAAATATTTTAGAACAAGATAAAAAGGTTATTATTTTTTGTAACTTCACAAACTCACTCAATAAAATTACAGAGCACTTTGGAAAAACCGCAGTAAAACTTGATGGGTCTATGTCCAAACAAGAAAGACAATTTGCGGTAGACCAATTCCAAGAAAATGAAAAAGTTAAAGTTTTTGTTGGTAATATTAAAGCTGCTGGCGTGGGGATTACCTTAACATCTGCAGAAGCGGTTATCATGAACGACCTTTCATTTTTACCCTCAGACCACTCTCAAGCAGAAGACAGAGCATATAGATATGGTCAAAAAAATAATGTACTTGTATATTACCCAATTTTTGAAAATACAATCGAAGGAATAATTTACGACATATTAAATAACAAAAAACAAGTAATAGCAACCGTTATGGGTGACGTGTCAAATTCATCTGCCGATTACGTTGAAGAAATATTACAAAAAATAAATGAAATGCGACATTAACGAACTTCGGGTTATTTATAGAAATAACTCAGTTAAATGAAAAAAGTAGAAGAAAAAATTATACAACTCCAAAGCCAAATACTTGAAAGTAGAATTGAAACCGAAAAAGAGTTGTTACTAACAGAAATGAAAAAAATTGGAATAGAAAAACTTCCATATTCCTATTCAGCCTTGAAACCATTTATCGATTCAGAGACAATGGATTTCCATTATAACAAACATTATAAAGGTTATGTAGATAAGTTGAACGACGCTTTATCTAAAAAGAAATATGGTGACTTAGAATTAGAACAAATTATTAAAAACATAAGTCGTTACGATAAATCAATAAGAAACAATGCGGGTGGGGCCTTCAACCACGCACTTTTTTGGAATATGCTTTCACCCAAAACACAAAAGTTGACAGGTGAACTTTATAAAAAAATAACAAAGAAGTGGGGAACGTTTACCAACTTTAAAAAAGAATTTGAAACCGCAGCTAAAGACCGATTTGGTTCAGGATGGGTATGGTTAGTTTTAACCGCTAAGAACCAATTGAAAATTATGACTACTCCGAACCAAGACAATCCATTAATGAATATCATTGATGGTGGTGGTTTTCCATTACTCGGCCTAGATTTATGGGAGCACGCATATTATCTGAAATACAGAAATAAGAGAGATGAATATATTTTAAATTTTTGGAAAGTAGTTAATTGGGATTTTGTTACCAAAATGTATGAATTAAGAACCCAAACGAAATTATTAGAATCCACAGAGTTTAGGAATGTTATTTCAGAACAAAAGACCGCAAATTTTTGTGATGCCAAAGAGATTGTATATTACAAAGAACTTTTGAATCCATATAAAAATAAAAAATTTTATGAAGAAGAGGTTAGAAAAACACTGAAATCTGTGTTTGGACAATTTTGGGTTGAGGAAACTAAAGATGAGATGTCCGGATTTTATGGAATAGAATCACCTGAAGGTAGGTCAATACTTAATAACCTAAACAGTAATATTAATACTTTCTGTCTACTTGTTAAAGCCGTAAACAAAGAAATAGATAAAATCGGAAAATCAGATAAAAAGTTCGATTTCACGAAAAAAGAAAAGTCGAACATGAAAGAATTATCAAGATTTTTGAATGCTTTAGATTATTTCAAAACAAACATTTACACGAAAAAGAATCCTGATTTTGTAAATATTGTAAACGTTCTTTTGATTTTGTGGGAAAGAGGGCAAAAAAGTGAAAGAAAAGTTGAAGAAAAACTACAAAATTATTTTGGCGAATCATCCAAAGTAACCAGATTTGGTAAACATGGGTCGAAAAAAGATGCTTTTGGTGGTGTAGATATTGTTATAAATTTAGATGGTGTTGATTACACCGGACAAATTAAACCTTTCAACACCACAAAAACTGATGGTGATGAAATTGCTGTATTAGGTAATGCAAACTACGCAGATTACAAAACTGATTGGTTATTGTTTCATAATACCAAAACAGACCAGATACTTATATTTGAAAATAAACCTATAGGTAGAAAGTACGTTTTTAAATTAAACTCGTTACTCCACGAAATAGAATAATAAGAATATTTATTTGATATGGCAGTAATACCGGAACCAGAAAGAAGTAGAATATATACAAGAATTAAACATCTATTAGGTGCACCACTCAGAAGTGTTGAGCTCACAGATGAAATGATGGATTCACTAATGGAGTTATCTTTAGGTGATTATGAGGAATATGTTTTACAATGGTTAATTGATAGTCAATGGGTTAATTTGGTTAACTTAAATATGAGTGAAAAATCTGTAGCAAGAGCACTTGTGACAAGGACTATGGATTTTGAACAACAATTTGCATATTCATATTCAAAAATTGTGGGACTACAAACTATGGGTCCGTGGGTACTTAAAAAAGATTATTTTATTCTGAGTGCTAATACCCAGAATTATGAGATACCTGCTGGTAGAGAGGTAAACGAACTTTTATGGTTCTCTAACCAACCATGGACAGCCTTTGGATTAGGTGGAATTGGTGGGTTCGGATTTGGTGGAATTGGTTTAGGTGCGACTGAAGCCGGTTACGCTCAAATGGGATATCAAGGTTCTTATTTCATGATGTCAGGTTTTGACTATTTGATTAGAATGCAAGAAGCAAACATTTTGAATAGAATACTTGGTGGTTCGCTTACATATAGAATTACAGGTTTACCTGACGGTAAGAAAAACATCTTTCTATACAACACACCAGGAGGAAGATTTGATTGGATGAATTACAGTCAATATGTTGGTAGAGCAGTATGGTATTGGTATTATGATGTAGGGCCTGACGACAGAGCTTCATGTTTAAAGGCAAACCCTGACATTATCAAGTTACCAACGGACGTACCTATCGAAGATTTAAGTTGGGAGGATTTAAACGTCCCAGGACAACAGTGGGTTAGAAGATGGTTCACCGCATACTGTAAAGAAACATTATCAAGAGTACGTGGTAAGTTTTCAGGTAATTTGAAGACACCTGACTCTGAATTACAGATGGACTATCAGAGTTTATCTACTGAGGCCAAAGACGAAAAAACAAAACTAATAGAAGAGCTTACTGGCGCCGAAGGATGGTTAACAAGATTGAGACCTGAAAAAGTAATGGAGAGAGAAGCTTTGATTGCAGAAAATCTGAACAAACAAATGAAGTACAGAGCGATGCCTAGACAAATTTATGTAATTTAATATGGGAATAGTTAAATCAATACCTTCAAGAAGAATTATAAACGGAATGCAGATTAATACGTCTGAAATTTCTGTTGTATCGGAAAAAGAATACCGTACAAGCGGTGAAGCCTGTATTGTGGTAAGAGGAGTTGCCAGTTCAAAGGTTACTTT